TAGTATAAGTTTACCTGCACCAACGTAAGCAACCATAAAGTTATTAATAACATCATTCAATGATGTGTACTGATACCCTCCGTAATTTCCTTCTATTGCAGTCTCTATAAGATTAATAATAATCTCTGCATTATTAATAGGTGCTACCGTAAATGTAATTGTATCTGTTGCAGATAAGGTATAATCAGTTACAAGAGTTCCATTAACTGTTACAGAAAAGTTTGTATTAGAGACACCTGTTACTGTTGCAATTAAATTAGTATTAAATGTAGATACGAAAATTCGTGTACTTCCATCCCCTTTAAAAGACTGCTGTCCAGCGTAGTATTGTGCATTAGTTTCGGTGATTAAACCACCATTTGGATTTGACATATATTATTAGCTTTTTTCGTTTATTTCATCTCTCTGTACTTGGCTTGCAGCAACCTGTATAATCTGTGGGTCTTTTATAACAACACCAAAATAAAACAATGTTCTAAGTATAAAGTTAGTTTGCTCTGAAACGTCAAGTTCAATTTGGGTAGAGCCATATGTACTGTTACCATTAAAGTCTGATTCCTGTAAAAGTATTTCAACAGAACCAGGAAATGGTGCTGAGTTCTTAAACACGGAACCTGATACAGTTATTTGTTGACCTCCTGCTGGAAGGTAGTTTATTCCTGGTGCATTAACTCCTACACTTAAAACAGTCCCGTTTGATATTGTAATTGAAATATCTAACCCAGACCCTGGGCCAAAAGAGTTCCATCCAGCAGTTGAATTAACAATTCCTCTATAAGTTCCATCTGTAGGATAATCTGAAACACCACTAATTAAACTGTTTATTAGTGAGTTAGGTCCTGTATTTATAGATGTTATGTTGTAAACATTACTGTCGTATATGTATTGCCCAACACTACCAACATAGTATCCCCATCTAGGTTCAGAAGGTATTCTTAAATAACTAACACCTATTAAAGATGTTATTGTGCTTGGCTTTACATAAAGCCTATTGTTCTCAAGTAAGTACGTTGGAAATGATTCTGTAGATTTTGTTAGAGGAGATTTTTGAATGTTGTAGAACTCCATTCTTTGAAGTCTTTGTAGTTCTACTTGGTCTTTGTACGTTACAGTCCCTAGTCTGTAAATTGGCAAGTCATTGCCCGCTTCTTTTAATTCAAAGTATGTGTCAGATGGAACATTTGCATTATACGTTGTGCCACCAAATGTTTTAAATATTGAAATCTTTTCATCAATATTAGCAATCCTGTCTGCGTAATCTGTATCGCTTTGAGGAACTCTTAACTGTTGGTTTAAGTCATCTCCGTATTGTTCAAATATTTCTAATTGAACTTGATTAGAAATTCTATTAAACTCATCTGGAGTAACGTAGCCTCTTTCCTCTTTGTTAAGTATTAGCAACACAGTCTTATATACCGTATTTATATTTATTGCCATATTGATGTTTTGTTTTATTTACAAAAATAGGCCAACCGAAGTTGACCTACCCCTGTAAATATAGTTACATATTAAGAGAATTTTTTCTCTATACTTTTGTATACTAACATCCCCTCGTCAGTTTTAAACCAACTAGCTAATGCTGAGTATGGATGTTCGTCAAATGGAACTTCCATTAACTTTTTGCCGTTAGTGGCCCACTTGAATGTTTTTTGGTCAGAAGACAATATAATAATCCCTGATTCCGCTGCTTTAATACCAAAGCTTCTAAGCTCCACGTTTTCATCGTGTGCAAGACTTATAAACAACGCTGGATTGCTTTTAGCAAGTAGCATTAAGTCTCGTTTAAGTTCTTTACTGTTCATTTTAGATACAGCACTACCTAATTCAGTTCTTAATATTGCCTCAGCGTGGTCAACATCTAATTGTAAAGCTAAATTTAATGCTTCAATTTCCAGTTCAATATCTTCTAACTCGTTTACTGCTTCAGCAACTTCGTCTTGCTCTGCATATAAATTTTTTCTTAGAGGGTGATATAATGATAAAAGTTTTTGTAAATTTTGTTTTTGTTTAGGAACCATCAACACCCCATTGTGAAAAACAATGTGCGCTAATGTTGCTGGCCCTGTTTGCTTATCAACAAATGGAGATACTTGGTTTGTTGCATACCTAAGCTCTCTTTCATAACCTAATTCCTCATCAAAATACATCAATGGATGTCTTTGTGAATGCTTGCTTGATAATGTAAATGTCAATGGTGATACCCCATTTTTAAGGTAGTACAACCTGTCTTTAGACTCCCAATTTTCGGTAGTCTTTTCTTTTGCTTTTGTAGCCATAATATAATAAAATTTAATAAAAAAAATAAATAAAACTTGGAGCCGCAATTTGCGACCCCAAGTAATAATTGATTGCTGTTATGATGCAGATTTTGTGAATAACACAAAGTTGTTAGCAGCTTGAGTAACTAAACATCTTTCAGATAAAAAGTTAACTCTCATTACATCCTCATCACTAGTTGCAGCACCACCTACAGAACCTGTAATCCAAGACTTCATTCTTCTATCGTCAGCTTCAGAAGCTCTGTAACGTACGTGTAAGAATGGTCGTCTGATGTTAGTACCTAACATTTGGTCGTACACTGTACTTGTTCCAGCAGGAACTAATACACCTTCAATATTGTCAACTAAACCACGAGTCGTAGCATCGTTTAAGTATTTCCAGTCAGTCTTGTAGAAGTCATAAGAACCTCTTCTGAAACCGTCAAATCCTAAGTTCAATGCCATTTCCGCAGAGTTTTCAAATACACCGTAAGATGTACCACCCGCTCCGTAAGAATTTTGTGCAGCTAACATATCATCAAAGTCTAAAGCAGTAGCTCTGTCTAAGAATAACATATTCTCTTCAATAGCTCCTTGCTTGTCAAGATTTTGAAGAATTAAATCAAAGTCAGCTAAAGCACTTCTTTGTCCAGCACCATCTTTACCAGCACCACTTGCATAGTTTTGGTATACGTTACCTCTTGCAGTAATAGCAGCAAAAAGACCTTCAGTACCAGCAGAATCTTGATTTCCTACTTGAGCTTTAACAGCAGATGTAGCAACAGCAAGTTCTCCTTCAACCATAGCCATTTCTAAGTAATCTTGGAAACGTAATCTTGTTTCTCCTTCAGACTTCAAATACCATAAGAATCCGTTTGTTCCGTCTTCAGCAGCAACTTCAACCCATCCAATTTGTGCAGCATCAGAACCATTAATTTCATAATTGTCCTTAATGATAATTGGCTTGTTGCTAAACTGAGTGAAAGAAGCTTCTAAAGAACCTGTCATCCCATTTGTTCCTTTAGCAAATTCAGAACCATAAACAAATAAGCTAAATATTGAGTCAGCTCCAAATCCAGCACCTGCTAAATTAGCAGAAGTATAAGGAAGAACAGTTACGTTAAGTGCAGTAACAGCACTAACATAAGCAGTAATAGTTGTCCCTACACCTGTACCAGCAGTAGCTTGTAATACAATAGTATTTTTTGCTCTGATAGCATTTTTAGTAGCCTTTCCATCGTCACCATTCGTTGGTAAAGCAATAACGCCAGTTGCTAATGTTCCAACAGTAGCTAGTTTATACCCAATATGCAATCTGTTTTGCTCAGACCATACAACTTGGTCAGAAGTCATTGGCATTTCAGCACCTACCATTCTTAAAAATCCTGATAGAGTTCTGTTTCCGTATCGCTCTACTTCAGCTTCGTAAATCTCTGGTAGATATTGTTGTGCAAAGTTTCCACCTGTTTCTCCAGTAAAATCAATGTAATTAAAAGGTGATGCACTTTTAGTAGGCATCGGACTTAAATTAAACTTCCCTAGAGGGTCGCTTGAGCTTGGAATAAATTGTCCCATTTTTTTTTAATTTTTAAAGTTTATTTTTTTAATTTTTAATTTTGAAGAGTCCGCTCCGCTTACAGACTTAACTCTAATCCCATTTATAAACACGCTATCACCAGAAGTCTGCCTCGGTTGGTCTGATAGATTCTTCGAACCATTCACAACCTCCTTAACAGCATCGGCTTTACCTTGCTCATAAAAGTGACCTGCAATCTTGTCTACGTTAGACGCAGCATACATAGCTTTGTGGTAACCTTTGTGGTCTGAAATTTCTCCCTTGTTATTCAGGAACTTCCCGATTATGTTAGAAAGTTCAGATTGTTTGTCAGCAAGACTTGTTGGATTATTAACACCATACCTGAATTTTTTTTCTCCAACCTCGAAATCAAAACCTTTGAAGTCGTTGTTGAACATTTCAGATGTAGCCTTTTTAAACCTGTCGTGCTTTTGGCTCTTTAAGCTTTTCTCTTCGTTGTATCGGTTAAAGAACTCCGTTGCTTTTTGTTGCTCTTGGGTTACGCCTGGTCTTAACTTAATCTCATCGTAATATTTACCCTTCAAGTCTTCTAAAAAGTTTTTGGCTTCTTGAACCTCTTCTTTGAACGCAAGCTTTTTCTTGCGTATATCTCTTTCTTCATCTAAGTCTTCGTCATACGAAAATTTATCTTCTAAAAGGAAATTAATCTCGTCATCATCAAGATGCGGTTTACTTTTTTTATAGTACTCTTTTAATAATGTATCTTTATTTGCATTACTATAGTCAGCATTTAATCTAACGTAGTCTTCAACATTGCCACCTGTTTCTTCCATAAATAAAACAAGTTTTTCAATATTTTCAGGAAGTGGCTTTCCTGAAACACGTTCATCTCTAATTGCTTCCTTTATTTCTTTAGTAACTTCTATTACTTCTTCTTTTACTTCTTCTCCAGTTATTTCTTGGATGCCAGCAAACCCCTCATTTTGAACGGGGCTTTCCCCTGATGATACTTCTGCTTCCACTTCTGGTACAATTTCGGCTGGTTTATCTGTAGCCACGTTTGTTGCTTCTTGCTTTTTATTGGCATCTTCTTCTTTTAAGTTAACTTTAATAACTTCTTCCTCAACTTTTTTATTATCGGATAAATCCACTTTAATAGTTTCGGTTTCCTTATTAAACTTTTTCATTTTAGGTTTACTTTTTATTTTAAAGTCTCCTTCTTGTTTTACTTCTTCTGACATAATATAATATAATATAAATTAAAAAATTCTATTTATTTTGGGTTAAACTCGTCTAATCCAATTCCCCCTAATACATCATTACCTGAACTTTCAAAGTTTTTCGGTAATAAGTTATTTTTTCTTTGGTCAATCAGTTCAGATTGCTGAGTCCCTTGTATCTTTATTCTTTTATCTTTTCTATCTTCAATATCTTGTTCTTTTGAAATTTCAGCATTTGCTCTAATCTGAGCTAGTTTCATATTAAAGTTAAACTCTTCAGACATAAGACCTCTTTTTATTTCAGCCTCTGCTTGCATTCTTTCTATTTCAAACTGAGATTTAGCTTGCTCAATACTAATTTTTTCTGCTGTTATTACTTGTTGCTTTTGAGTTTCAGCCATTGCAGCAGCTTCAGATGCTTGTGCATTAGCTTGACTTTGAGCTTGTATATTTGCTTGTTGTGCTTGTTGTGCTTGTTGAATTTTCTTTTTTGTTTTATCCTTAAGCATTTCATTTGCAAGTTGAAGATTTTTTATCCTCCTTATGTCAATAGCGTCCTCAAGGTTTATTCCTCCCATCTTTAAAGCATCTCGAATGTTCTGCTCTAATTGTGCTTTCTCCTCATCATCAGGCTCTAACTCAAAAAATATTCCAAAGTCATGTAAATTTAAATTAGATATTTCTTTTAATGTTTCTACATTAAAAATAGTAATACTGTTCTTAAGAGAGTTAGCCGTTAAAGCAAACTGTAAGGAATCAGCAATTCTCATAGATATATTTTCGCAGGCTCTAAGCGTTAAATAACAACTTGCTTGAAGTATATGTCTTGTTGCTACATTCGATTGATTAGCGGCCATCTTTTGAAGTCCTACGAGTGCATCTTTAGCTGGAGCAGAACCATCTCTCGCCTCGTTTAATCCTGTAACATCTCTTATCATTTGTAAGTAGTACTGATATGTCTGTATTAAAGACTGTATCTTAGCACCTCCGCTTGAGCTTGTAAGCTCTTGAATTGGAACCTTGCCTCTGTTCAATTCTCCATCTTGTGTCATAGACCTACCTAAAACACTACCTGTCTGGAAGTACATACTAAGAGCTTCTGCTGGATTGTAGTTAGTTCCGTTTCCTAAATCAACTTCTGCTAAACCGTCAACATCTAAGAAAACTCCGTCAGGGACCATCCTTGTCATAACTTGCTGTAGCTTCAAATGTGTAATTTGAATCATATCGGCAAACCCTGTAATCTTACTTACAACGGATTCAATCCTTCCGTTGTACATTCTTGGCGCACAAAGAACATAGTTCATCTCAACCTTAGTTGTGTCAGCAAAAGGTCTTGTCATATTTTCAGACAACTCCCACTTTAACATAGTGTTTGTTCCAAGAACTTTAGCCCCACAATAAAGGACCTCTATACTTCTTGATACTTTTTTAAATGTATCGTTTTCAGGTGGATTAAAGTCGTCTGACTTTTGTATAACTTTTTCTAATCCGTTTAGTCCTGTTTTTATTTTAAATACTTGATTGTTATAAGTCTTGTACTCAAAATACAAAACTTGAACTGTGTTTTCATCATATCCTTTCCATCCAGTTATACGGTCTCTATTGCCTGGCATCTCCTCAATTCTTTTTAGTTCTTCTTGAGGTATATTAGGGAATTGTTTTTTAAGCTCAGGTATTGTAACACCCTTAACCTCTCCAATATAATATATGTCTTCAAAGTTAGGGTCTTCAGTGTATGAGTAAACTAAGTTTGCAGGGTCGCAGTACTCTACCTTTACCCCATTAGCTTTATTCCAAGTTGTTTTGACAGCCCCTATACCTATAACAGTTAAGTCGTAGTTAAATCTTTTTCTTATTTCATCAAATTTATTTTTAGCAAGTACTTGATTTATAACCTCTTCTTCTGCTATTTCAATTGATTGCTTATAGTCAAGTTGCATATGAAGAGATAACTCTTCTTTAGACTGAGGTAATTCTTCTGGATTGCTAGTATTGAAAGCATCTATACCTAAATTGTTTTTAAGTTTTAATAGTTGCTCTTTTGCTGCCATATCTTCCATTAAAGCAGAAGCGTAGTCAGTTCTTTTCTTTATTGATTCAGGGTCTTGTGCGTAAGCACTAATCTCATATTTTTTTTCTGTCATACCGTTTGTAACGATATCTACAAACTTTGAAATTACAGGTACGGGTTTCCAATCTAGATTTAAATAAGAGAGGTCTCCGTTTATAGCAAGCTCATCTTTATATTTTTGAACTGGTTGTTCTCCCCTTGCGTATAATCTTAAACTATTAAAGTGATTAAAATTTGTAGCAAATCTATTCCCATAGCCTCCTTGGTTAAACCACTCCGATTCTACAGCTTGGGCAACTTGCCTTCCATATTCAAGGCTTGATTTTTCTGCGTCACTAACAACTTGGCTAGGAAATACACTGTTTGGATTTGCGCTTACGTTCATTTAATTTCTTATTTTTGAATAACTTCCAGAGTTGTCGTATCTCTTAAACCCTAAATTTATATTTTTTATTGCTACCCTGTTTATCGGTGCGTAACGATTTTTGTTACAAGCCATAATGGCTAATCCTGAGCTTATAGATGCATCGTGTGAAGTTCTATTGTTTGTATTAAACCTTGCCCAATCTTCTAGAGTTCTTTGAAAGTACACATCCCCCATTTCATCATCACCTAATATTCCTACAAGCTCTTCTATATATGTTTCTATTGCAGCAGCGTGTGCCTGTTTTATATCCTCACTAGAGTTAGGTATTCCACCAATCTCTCTCTCTGTTACTGATAGTCTTGTATACTTTTTATCGGGTCTATTCATTGAGTATCCTCTATACCCTCTATTTTTAAAGTGATACAATAGTCTTGGTTTGTTATTCTCTACTAGTATTGGCATACCGTAAAATACGCAAGCCATTAATACATCCTCAAAAAATATCTCTGCTGTCTGAGGCCTTGCAATGTACTCTAAAAATAAGTGATTACTTGGAGCATCTTCCATACTAAACTTAGTTAGTCCGTGAAGAGAACCATTAGAACCTCTTTTATCTACCGTTCCTGATATGTCGTAAGGGTCACATCCAAAAGCACCTAAATGCTCATTGCCTGGATAATTTATTCCACCTTTAGAGACAATTCTGTTTTGTAAAGAAACAGGAGGAATCCAAGTTATATGAAACCTACCGTTTGAGTTTGGCATAAAAACTACCCTTGTATCTTTAATTCCATTCTCCCACTGAAAGTTTCCTTTAGTTACTAATGAACTAGACTTCATTCCTTCATTGTGGTCTATCTGTTGGTATATTTTTGCTAGATTAAATATAGATTCTTTAGCTTCATCTCTAAAAGCGTGTTGCTCTGTTCTTGGAAACTGTCTATAAAATTCATTTAATCCATCCTGGTCTCCTTTTAGTCCTTCTACTTCATTGTCCCAGTACTCTATTACCCCTAGTTTAATTAAATTTCCGTAAGGGTCTTTAACCGCTTTTTCTGGAGTGTCAAAGACAGGTAGTCCATAAGAATCAATGTATCCTTCGTAGTTCCATTCCATAGGTATGAACAAAGAATATAATCCTGAAGCAGTCTGTCCATTGCTGTTTCTTCTCGTGACATCTGAAGCATAGTATAATTTTTTAAAGTTTTCTCCTCCCTTATCTAAAGCGTTAGATGTTGAACCCATCATACATTTACCTATTATCCTACTACCTAGTCTTAAGCAGGTTTTTGTAACCCTCCAGTTGTTTAGTATGTTGCTTGGTCTCTCCCACTTACCTGATTCATCGTGTACAAGTAGCTTTAGTTTTTCTCCATCATAGGAGTTGTCACCTGTATTCTTCCAATCAATAGTAGTATCCAACCCTTTGATATCTTCTTGCTGCTCATTAGAGTCAAGTTTCTTTCTTGTAAACTTTGATGCTGGCACTCTATATGCAAGTTCAGTCTTTGGTCTGTCCATACCATCTTGTATGGGCTTAAAGAAGAACGGATAGTTGACTGAGATTGGTACAACCTTATCGGTAAACATTTTCTTTGCATCAGGCCCTGACTTTGAAAGTATTCCATATCTGGAATCAACTGATATCGTAGCAAGGTTGACTGTCTCTCCTGAAGACATAAAGGAGAATCCACTCCGTCTATTTTTAAGGTAACACATTCCAAAGCACCTTGTGTCTGCCTTGCAAGCTTCCCAGAATATATAGAATAATCTATTTGATTCTCTAAAGTCTGGTTGTCCAACGTCAATTTTTGACCATTGCAAGTACATATAATGAGAGCCAGTAATGTAAGTAGAACTACCCTTATTACTAAACCAAAATCCATTTTCTCTTCTTTCAAATTCTTTCTCAATATAATCGTACCATTGTTCTTTAAAATCTTCAGGGTATTCCTTCCAATCAAAGATTGTTTTTATTCTAGCTAATTCTTTTGGATATTCTGTATGAGACCACTTCTTATCTTTAAAGTTATGAGTTTCAAACTCAGCAGGTAATGCTATCTTAAGATTTTGTATTTCATAAATCTCTCCTATTTTACCTGTTTTACTTATTACAATAATATCAAAATCCTCATCGTACCCGTACTTCCAAGACTTATCATTATTTTTTTTCTTTAGAGTAGATGGTTTTATGTAGTTGTCTAATACCTTGTATAAACTTTGCTCGTACATACTAATTAGTATTAGCCCTTCCTTCAGCAAACCCTCTAAACTCTTTCTTTTTAGTTTCTTCTTTTGGTTTGTTTTCTAACAAATTTTTTTCATTTTCTATGCGTTGTAGTATTTCAAATGCGTCAAATATTGCAAGTTTTTTAGTTGCTGCTGCATTTTTCAATCTATCTGCTGTTATGTCATCTCCTGAGTCTATAATAGCTTCTTCAGCAACTTTAATCAGTTCAACAACTGCTTTTTGCCCAGCTAGGATTATACTCTCTTTCATCTCCTTTACCTTCATAACTACCAACGATATTAATTAATTTCATACAATATAATAATTCTCCATCTATAACAAACTCAAACTCAGATGTTGGTCTAAACGAAACAAGGTCTCCTTTGTTTATCCCTAAGTTAGTTAGTCCTTTGTTTCCATACTTTAGAAATCCTACAAGTGGCTTTTCTTTTGTTAAAGAAAATATACTATCGTTTTCTACTGGCTTTACGAAACAATAATCAAGATGAGTCTTATTTGCTCCATACAGGTATATCTGCTCAGGTGAACAAGCATACATATCTTCTTTAATAAAACTCCTACTATTCTTTTCGTTTCCTCTAATGTCATAGAATCTTCTAAATACGTTGTGGTGTACTATGATTTTATCCCCAACTTTTATGTTAGTTTTTATAGCTAATGGTAAAGCCACCACTTCGGCAACTTTACTCACGCTTTTAAATTCCTCAATTCTTGTATTGACTATAAGGTCAACCTCGTCAACCTTAACAGTATTATTGTATCGACCCTCTATAGGTTTTACGATAAAATCGTGAATACTTTTCATTAATACTGCAAGTCATATTCAACAGATATTGCCATATTAGAGTTGAACTTCTTCCACGGCAATGTCTCCTTATTTTTTTGAATATAAATGTTATAAGAGTTATCTTTCTCGTCAAGGAGAATATCAGATATTTCGTGACCACCATATACTTGTTGCCCAACAGAATAATGCATTGCTTCATTCTTGTAATCAGACCCTATGCTGATTTTTCTTATAACACTACTCATTACTTAGATTCTTCTTCCTCAACTTCGGTATAAGTCCCGTCATCAAGGTTAATGTTTACACGACCATACTTTTCTTCTAGTGTGGTTTTTGTTTCTTCGACTTCTTGATTTACATCAAGCATTACGCCCATAACCTCGTGCTTCCTAAGTTCTAGTGTTCCGATGTCTTGTTTAATTTGAGCAATTTTTGTTTGTTGCTCTCTGATAAGCTCTAGCTCTTCATCTGTAATTCTGTTCATATTAAATTAAATTTGATTCTTACTCTTTTTATAATTACTTACTTTTTACTATTTTTCTGCTGATGACCCGTAATAGTATGCAAAAATGTTAGATATTACTACACCCTCTACCATACCCATCAAGTGAACGAACAGCTCGTTGTGTAAAACACCCTCCTCGTAAACTACTGCGTATATAATAAACATAAACGACAACAATCCAACAATACCTGTCAGCATCATCATTATATCCTTACTACCTGTTTTCTTAACTTCAACCTCTCTACTTCTTGCTGAGTCTCTGTCTTTAACTTCTAGCTCATACATTTCTTTTGTCTTTGCTAAAGCTACCTTCTTATCCTCAGGTTTAATTTTATCATCTTTTTCAATGAGGTTCTTTACAATACCTAACACACCAGCATCTGGAAGTAAATCTCCAGCTACCTCTAATATGTGTGGCGCAGCATTGCCTAAAAATGCACCTAACTTTGTATCCTTAAATTTTTTAGACATTGTATTTTTTATCTTTATATTTAGTCTTAGACTTACTGTAGGCTTCTTTTTCCCAAGGAGAATTTGCAGGACTAGCCATAGCTATCTTAGCATTTTTTTTTGAGTAAGACTTTCCCTTCCAGTAAATGTTCTTGTCGTCATAATCTAAGTCTCCTCTAGCCATTTGATTAATATGAACTTCTTCATGTCCAATAACCTCATCGTGAAACTTAGGGTCTAGCTTATCATTTATTATGATAGTGCCGTTGTTATTACTCTGCCCAAGAACGCCAGGCCCCAAGTCTAATTCATAGACTGGGGTTGGTTCGTTCTTATATGGTGGATTAGATAACTTAAACCCCATACTACCTATCGCCTTTTTTCATTGCATTTTTTTCTCTGTCTATAATTGGCATATACTTAAGGTCAGCACTCATATTAATACCACTGTTACCTTTCATATGCTTGCCTATACAGCTTCCACACTGCATAATACCGCTTTTTGACATTTTGCCAGAACCCATAGAAGTTCCTGCCATGTAAATTTCAGACTTCATAGAAGGTCCTTCTCCAGCAGCTTCTTTTACTGCCATCTTTTTTTCGTATCTACCTGCCTTGGTGTCTCCATCTACAATAGCGTTTCTTGCGTAATCTTGTGAGATTCTTTTTCTTGACTTATCCATTTTTTATTTATTATTGTTTACCATTTAACTTTGTCTGCCCAGTAAGCAGCAGACATTTTACCTTTAGCTATGTTCTTTCCGTGCCTAGCCTTAAAACTTTTTCTTTTAGCTTTCATCTTATCAGACTCTCCAGTCTTTGGTTTTCCTGCTGTACTAGCACCTTGCTGACCAAACCTAATTAACTTTTCCTTTCCACCCGTACAAGCCTTTACAATATGTGACTTCTTTGGGTGACCAGATGTTCTCTTGGGCTTGTTGCAAGCCATATCTTTCTTGCTTACTTTGCTTGCCATTACTTTACAATATAAACAGTTCTACCATTTTCCTTTATAGCTCTCAAACACCTATTCCTGTTCTTGTCTTCCGAAACATAAGAAACGTGAATCCAATCAGGGTTCTCATCGTCACCAAATTCCCATATCATTTGGTCAAAGCTAAGGTTGTTCTTAATAAACTTATACATATCTGCATTTGACATATGACCGTAAGAGTCATCTAAGTCAAAAGCTTCTCCTCTACAGTGTTGAGACGCACCACTTCCACCTACCTCTCTATTGAGTTGCTTGCACCTAAAGAAGCTATTTATGCGTATAGGGCCATTTACAGCCTCTCTAAGAGGTTCAAATATATTTTTGGATATAGACTTCATTCTATCTAAATCAAACTCGTTAGGAGTGTTATCTATGCTTAATCTCTTAGCGGTAGAACTTCTAACCCCTTCCTTATATGATATATGTTTACTTATCTTTTCCATCTTTATATTTTTTAGCAACAGACAACCACTTAAAAGTAGTGTAACCTATTGTGACTAATAATAAAACTATTTTAAGTATGACCTCTATGTCTGACATAGTTATCATCATTACCAACGCATTGGCAACGCAAAGCTTAAAGTCTTCCAAAACTTCTAGTTCATACCTTCTCCGTCAAGTCCCTTTGCTATCTCAGTGATAGGTCCTGGAATATAAGCTGGCATATTTTTAGCTAATAGCTGAATACCATTCGCCCCACTGCTAGAACCTTTACCTTTTGGCATATTGTCCATATTTAAAGGACCATCCCATATTGCATCAAAGCCTTGCTCTTCTGCATAAGGTCTTTCTGTTGCTACCATTTTTTTACTTTTCATAGTATTGTTTTTATTATTTTATACCTCTAGCTTTATTTCCTCCGTACATCATTAACCCCATCTCTCTAGTGTTAGCATTAAAATTTAAGTCCGTAGCTACCGTGTTTTCAATTTTACCTGTTGGGTCTGCTGGAGTTCTTTGTACTCCCATAGGAGAACCTATTGCTTTATTATATGCAGGTTGTGCTACAGGCTGTTGTGCAAGTGGTGCTGCGTTTACAGCAGCAACACCAACTTGGTTCATAGTGTTATCCATTTTTTTTATTATTTTTTTTATT